CCGCCATCAGCAGGCTCCTCGACTTTTACAGGCCACTTAAAAGTTTTGACCTTTTTGCGAACGAAAGCCATTGAGAATGCTTAACTGCAATTATCTTACAGCAATAAAAAGACCGTGCCCTCCAGCACGGTCAGCGGGTGTTCACTCCCTGCAATCAATTATACAGGAGCGAGAACTCGTCGTTGCCTATTGTCGAAGGAATCGCGGTGTATGGGATGTTCAGCATCGCAATGCCGTCTTGATCGCCATAACTTACGTCACCGATGTCAACAGTGGTGCTTGAGAAGGTGACTCTATTGCCAGCTGTTGACCCATGCGTGAACGACAAGGTTCCAAGCGTTCCATCCGTCAAGGCAGCGCTGAAGTAATCCTTAGTCGCAAGAGCAACCATCTCAATACTCACGCTTCCGCTTGCATTGCGATCAGTAATCAAAACTTCCTTGTCGCAACCAATCAACTCGCGATAGACAACAGAATTTCCAATGTCCATACTTAAAGACTGCAAGCAGCCGGAGTACGAAAGCAAGGAAAAGTTGGTAGTGTTGCCGTTCTTGAAAATCAGCGGGGTTGCCTGGTTTGAGTAAGTAACGGTAGGCAGTGCTGAATCATCAGGAGTGTTGTAGATGCCAGTGAACGTAAAATCGATGCTTGGAATTTCTCCCACGGATCCATTTAACGTGAAAGTGCCTCTAGCACCAGTCACTTTATGACGAACACCATCAATGTTGTAGTGAATGGTGACTGAGCTGAACGATGCACTTACCGGAGCGTAGGTGACACTAGTTCCAGCTGAAACGGTCTCGCTAAGCCCACAAGCCTGAAGGGCTCTGCCGTACTGAGGTGCGGTTCCAGCAGCGCCAGATCCAGCAAGTTCAACGCTAAATGTACATTCAACGCGAGTGTTGGCTAACAGCTGCTCAGAAGCGCCTAGATAGGGACGAATCAGGGCGCGATTAACAACATCACTCTGCTGAGGCGTGATGCTTAGATCCCTTACTAGGATCGCGTCGGTTCCTGCTGGAGTCGGATCCGTCCCGTAAGTTGTCTCCGTTTCGACCAGGATCAGTCGTTTCCGTAGAAGAAGTGGTGCCATTTTCTTGTGGGGGGTCGGCGGGAAGTGTTCGCTGAATCAGAGTGCGTTTTCCGGTTTCTGGATCGAGAAGATACGACCCACCTTGACCGTGATACTCGTCTTTCATCGTAATCCTTGCAACTGCTTAAACCTTAGTAGGAAGTAAGGTCTGCCACTTGTGTACGGTAAAGCACTTCGTAATCGCAGGAGAAAACACCTGCAGGCTGGTCTGCATCAAAAAAATCAAAGTTAGTAATAACAGGTTGAATGTCAATAGACAGTCCACCTAGCGTTAAATCTGCCATAAGTAGAGAGTGCATTGATTCGATTACCGGATCAGCATCCGTGTAAGCGTTAGAAGATCGAATAGTTACAGTCACCCTGACACGCATCGTCCAGTCAAGCTTTGGCAAGCTTGTGTTTTGCTGGCATGTGTCTGTAGTTGGCTCAACAATGACTGCAGGTGACTCAGCTCTAGCCAATGCAGTAACCCTTGACCGATACACTCTCCCGCTAACGCCAGCCGTACTGGCAAGCGTTGTGGCAATCTTTGCCAAAATCTGCTCGCGTCTAGTAGTCATCAGTCTTTCATCAGCATTAACTCAACAAACTTGCCATCATCCATGAGATTGGCGCTTCTAACAGTGTATTTCACGTCATCAACAGTTACCTTGTCGCTATGCAAAAGGTTTCCAAACTGCGATGTCAAGCAAGTCAATTTAAAATCAGTCGTCAGCACCACGCCATCGGCAATAATCTCACTAGGCATGTCTAAAATTCCAATACCTTCAATAGCGCCAGATTTTACGCAGACACCAAAATCATCAATAGCCAAAAATACGCTTAAGTCTTCTGTGAATGCCATGAGAAAAAGCGCCTAGCCAAGGCTAGACGCATACCGTGATCATGCGTACTTCAGAGCACCAAAAGCATTGACGCTATAGGTGTGAGTTGAAGTAGAAACTGTCGAAACAGCTTTGATAAAACGTTTGGCGCTCCCTTTGTCAAAAACAAGGGTCTGCTTACTTGCGCTTGTGCTTACCTGAGTAAACGCAGCGTCAGTAACGTCAGAATAAGTTCCACCAGATGTGTCAGCTGATTGAATCTTGACATCCAAAGTCGAAGTTCCGCCATTCTCAACATCGAGAATCACGCAAATGTCGCCTTCATAGTCATTCAGATCAACAGCAGTGCCGCTGAGAGCAGAAGTGCGTGAAGCTGTTGGAGCTAACGCAAAATGCGAAAGCTTTTCAAGGCCAACAGAAAGAATTGTCATCAGTCTTCTCCAGAAGAAGCTTTGGCACGCCCACGTCGCGTGGACTGTGCCTTAGGCGGGTTTACAGGGGCGGCCTTTGGTGGACAAGCCGGTGCAGGCTCAGGTTCTTTAGCAGCCTGTGCTTTGTCGCTATTCAGCAACAACGTAGCCAAAACGTGATCCACCTCAACAAAAGAGCCTGCTTTCACAGGCTCGCCGTTGATCATCACATTTCTTGTGATCTCAACTCTCATGAGTATCAGGTGCCAAGGCAGAATGCACCAGGCTGCTTGACAGCGAAGTCAACATCCTGAAGGGCAATCACGCGAACAGTACCAGCAGTTGCGCCAGCGTAAGGATCAACAGTCAGATCCAATCCAGACCACATGCCCATGCAGAACATGGAGAAGTCGCCAAACAGCACATCGTTGTTAGCGAGCTGGTTTGAAAGGATCACGGGATAGCCGTTGATCTCGTTGTCTGCATAGACAAACTCGCCACTGCCGCTATCTTTCTTGGCAAACTTAAGGCCGCCGCGAGTAGCAGCGTTCACGATGTAACGCAATGCGCCAGCATCAGCGTTAGCTGTTGCAACATCGGTCTCCATGCCGATCAGCTCCTCGAAGGTGCCGACGCCAGTCAAACTCTGAGCACCAATGCCGGAGACATTAGTCAGACCCTGAGGCTGGTTGGAAGAGCCGGTGCCGTAGATAGCAGCGCGGTCGATTTCCAGCGCGATCACGCGAGCAAGGTCATTGCGAACCATGCCTTCAACGTCAACGCTGCTTTGGAGCAGAAGACGCCTGCTGTAATCAACATATGCACCCACGGTCTTGGGTGTCATGTTCACCTGATCGATTGCCTGCTGGCTTTCAGTTGGCGCAGCGTTCTCGCCGACCCAGTAAGCACTTGCGGCTGATGTCTGGCGAGGGATTGACACATTGCCTTGAAGGCCAGTCAGCATCGTTGCGCCAGCTTGAGCAATTGACAAGCGGTTACGAAGCAGCTCAATGAAAGAGCCAGCCAGAAGCACGTCGTCAACAAGATCGCCACCAGCTGTAGGTGTACCTACAACCAAGTCGCGACGAAGGACTTCGTTAGGAATAACGATGCCGTTAGAAGAACGCTCGTACCGCTTAGCAGCAGCCTCGCCAACTTCGATTTCAAATGCTGCATCGCGACGAGCCTGAGCATCCCCCTGGTTAGAGAGGTAGTTCAGGGCTTTGACGAAGCTGAAGCTACGGGTCTCTTTATCAGAGAGGCCGATGTCGTTGGCGGTGATGCTGTGTTCCACGGGCTGGGTTCCGATTTTTTCGAGGACAGCAGCGCGAGCCTCGTCAACGGATTGACCGCCAGAGATTAATTCGCCTGCAAGGTCGGAGAGGTTATGACGCTCGCCGAGTTTGTTGATGGACGCAATCCGGTTACGTTCGGCCTCTACGGCCTCGGACCGGATCACCTCCACATCAGTTGTGGTGCTTTCCATGACTTCCTCAGTCACTGTGTTTACTGGAGATGCGGTTGAAGCCGCAGTGTCAGAGTCGGCGTCCTGTAAAGAACGCTCAACTTCAACGTTTGTGTCAGCATTGGGCTCTACTAGAGAACGTCCAATTCCGACAGTTGGATCAGCGGGTAAGCTGACCAAACTTATTTCGTAACCTCGCCAATTGGTGGCTACGAACTCACTTTCGCGCTCTTCCATTTTATCAATGGAATAACCGAAAGAAACGCCGCGAAGTATTCCATCGCGAACGTCGTCGAGCATTTCTTGCGCAAGTTTATTGCGCGAAAAACGCACTTTGGCATAACCACGCTTTTTGTCCCCATCAATCCACGCACGTTCGACAACGCCGATCATGCGATCTGGATCATGGTTATAAAGAAGCGGTGCGCCATCATTGAGCCGCGAAAGATCTGCGGACTCATAGCCATGGCTCAAGACTTCGTTTCCAAAATAACGAGCCACGGGATATTCAGACGAGAATGGAAACTCCATGCTCCTCTCATCAACCATTCTGAAACTTGTTGCTTCAGAACGTTGAAAGGTTTTACCCTCAAGGTCGCGAGACAATTCTTCTTTAGAACTCTCTTCTGCGACGACATCTGGCACCTCCGAAGTAAGTTCCATTGCGCGTAAGGCTGCGATCTTTTTCAGTGTACTGAATCTATGCCCTGCATAAACATCAGTTTCACGCCAGCCTTCATCGCCTTCGCGATAAATTTGAATTAATGCTGCAGGATTGTCTTCCTCACCATTAATCACAACTTCGGCTCCGGGTACGTCGAGCTGACCATCGCGGATAATTTTTGTGATCTTGCCCTGCGCGTTGCCGCCAGGAGTGTTCCAACGCACGAAATCACCAACTTTTAGTTCGTCAGGTTCGGCCCTGGTTTCTTCATCGATTGAGCGGTCCATAGATTCAACAGTGCGATCAGAAAAAGCCTTACCAGCGTCACCGCCCCAGGCAGCCCAGGCGACACGACCTGGCGAGGGGTAACCCTCCTCGCCGGGGCTAAAGCCCTCAGCTTTCTTGTCTACTTCGTGTCGAGCGAACCAAGCACTCATTTCGACAATTGTGTCGTCACTTAGTTCGTTCCCGCTAAGGATTTGAGTGGCACGACGAGCCGCAACTTCAGTGCCGCCATCACGGCCATCCTCTTTCCAATCTCTGTAGCGTTGCGCTTCTTCGCGCATGCCTTCAGTTGGCATAGCAGGCATCACTCAACCTCCTCTGGGAGTTCATCAATAATGTCACGATCAAGCTCAACATTAAGCTCTTCGGCTGCTTGCTGTTCGCGAGAGAACTCAGTGAGGTTGTCAAAGAAGTCTCCACCAAGCTTCGCGACAATCTGTGCCTTCGTCATGTATCCAGCCTGTTCCATCTGTCGGTAAGCCTTTGCTTCCTTAAGGGGGTCAACCCAATCCCATCCGCGTGCCATCCATCGAGGACTGTCGTAACGCTCAGGACGAGCGTCGTAATCATCAAAAGGTAGTTCACCAGCTAATACAGCAAGGTCAAGCCATTCGCGAAAGACGCGATTATGGAAGTTTTCGATCAAATAAGACTGAATAACCTTCCAGTGCTCACGATCTTCAAGCAGGCTTAATCTGCTGCTGCTGTAGTTCGTCTCGCTGAAATCACGCGATAAAGTTTCGTAACTACAACCAAAACCTGACGCAAAACGCCTGACCTTGTTTTTGACAAACATCTCGTACTGCTGATCTGGTGAGCTGATGTTTGGGACACTTACGTTTTGACCAGGCTCTAGGTACTTCCACATACCAGGCTCGAACTCGCTAATCCTGCGATCAGCTTCAACGTCATCACCATCAAGCTCACCTTCTGGACTGGTAACAAATCCCATCACAGAAGCGCCAGCGCGAGCGCGAATCACAGCGGCTTCTTCGTAACCCTGCAGCTGATGCGCATCAGCCATAACTGAATGGAACCAAGGCACTCCGCGATTCTGCTGAGGACGCTCTGGAATAAACAGATGGATTACGTCTGCTGCAGGCAGAAAAACATGCTTGTCACCTTTCTGAGGTGCATTCTGGAACCAATAATCACCAGGATGACGAGTTAAGAACGCATAACGAACAGGACGCCCCCATTCGTTTATCTCAACGCCCATCCTCCACTCGTTGAGCTTTGTAAGAGTTGGACCCTGATATTCCTCATCAAGCACATCTGACTCAATCATCTCAAGTGCAAGTGGCACCCTGCTACCGCCAAAAGGGCGACGGATAACACGGAACAATGCTTCTCCTGACTCAGGCAAAGCGCCCGTCGCCAGCCATTCCATCATCTGAAAGCTATGCCGACCCGCAACGTCGCAATGCTGCGCACGGGTCCACAAATGCCACTTCTCTTCAATAAGTCGATTAATAGCCTCACTAGGCTTACGCCCTCGAACTTGCTGAACTTGAGACTGAAGCTTTATCCCGCTGCCCACCACGTTGACTTGAGTCGTGCGCTTCGCTTGCTTTGCATACGGATTATTCCGTACCATTTCGCGCGAACGGTCACGCAACTTTTTGATGCTGGTCCTGATCTCAGCGTCAGCACTTGCTTGAGTGCTCATCCAGTCGCTAGTAAGACGCGAAACAATCGCACCCGCATAACTGCGACGACGACGAGGTTGCTCGCGTGGCACGCGCTGTAAACCGAGCGTCCTTAGAAATCGAGTGCGAAGTCCCATCAGCTTCCGTTAAACCGAACGTAGAGATTATGTGGATCACCAAGCCCAGAGGCGATAAGTTTGGCTTTATTCTCCTTCGCCACAATAGACTTCAATCTCGACTCAAGTTCAAGCAACTCAGATAGATCGTACCTTTTTAAATTACGAGTTCCGATCCTGTACTCAGAGACGGCTCCGCCAGCAACAATCGACCTGATGGCTGCTTTTACTGCATCAAGATCTTTCTGTGCCTGAGTCCTTCCATCAAACGCTCCAGGCGTTCCGTTGTAAGCCAAAGACGGGCGAAGCTCAAGCTGTCCTCGGCTGTACTCCTGAACAGTGTTGTCGCTGGTTTTAGTTAAAACTGCTTGGAAAAACCAGCCGGGATTAGCGGCCATAGCACCACTAACGGCTGAAGATAAAGTTGTTTTCCAACCGCTGTTGTAAGCAACAGCTGTTGCTGTAACTCCCTCGGCTTCAGCATTAAGGCGAAAGTAATAGACCAGCGAATGAGTGGTGCTAGTTACTGCATCACCAAACACGTCAACAGTCTCGGCGTCAACCCATACCGCATCCACGCCGCTTGTTATGGATGGAGGGATCGCCATCAACGAAAGATCACTTGATATTGAGCAGTCTAACTCTTACCACTGATTAATGAAACTTTTTTGGGTTCGCTTGGCCGAAGCGGCACGCTTGGACTCTTTTCGCTCCTCAGGCGTTCTTTCCATCTGATCCCACAGCGTTCTGCGATCTTTAATCTGATACACACGATTCAAAGCGGCGTAAGCGTAAACAAGCTCGTCCAATGCCTCGTTTCTTGCGCTGCTCTTTTTTACCCAAATTCTTTCAGGAAATCCATTTCTGAAGCGAAGTATCTGTTTTTCTGCAGTCAGTTCTTCAAAATAATCTTTATCAACTGTCGGATAAAAATGCAAATACCCTGGACCTACGTCATTGTGCTTCAGCCTGCCAAACAGCAGTGACTTAATCGTGTCTGATCCGACCGGGAACACCTGTGCTCCTTTCTTGAGCGTCTTGCCCTGCGCGTTTAAGTCAACCTTGCTTGCCTTGCCAATAGGCGGCTTGTTCTTGGTCGACATGCCCTTAATCGCAACAACGCCAAGGCTTTGCCGCTCTCTCGCGTACTGATACACCTCGCTGGTGTGGTGGCCACCAGAGTCAATCGCCACCACCATTGGCTTCAATTCACGACCATCTTCGGACTTGTAAGGAGTTTGCAGAATCTCATCCAACTGTTTCCATACCTCTTTTCGAGATGGGTCGCCGTAGATTTTTACCCTGTCGATCAACCAACCCTGCTCCTCACGGCCCCATCCCCAAACACTGAGAGAAAGCCAGGTGTCCTGCGTGTCACAGCCAACAGTGAGCAACAATGCCTCCGAAGGCACCACGCCCTGCTTGTAATTCTCCTCAGCTGAGCGTTCGCTGAGAGCATCTGCGCCCACCTTGGATGCATATTCGTCCTCCCACGTCTCGCCGAGAACAGTGTTGCAAAATGTCTTTAGCTGCTCCGCGTCATTTTTTGAATCGAGAAACTCTTCAACCAGAGTCGACCAACTTGCATTAGGGCTATAGCTATACGCCGCCCAAATGTGAAACGAAACGTGCTTACCATTACCAGGCGCGGTGGGCCGCCACTCACCGCGTTCAACCATCCAACGCTTCTTTAAAGCAGGGATCCATACGCCACAACTCTCACAGCAATAGCTGGCAGTGTCTGGGTCATTATCGTGCCACTTCATGTTTGGCCATTTCAAGTACTGCATGTGACCGCAGTCAGGGCACGGCACGAAATAACGCCTTTGATCACCCTGCAGAAACATTCGCTCCACACGACTGAAATCTTTAACCGTTGGCGTTGACCCCGCCACAATCTTCCTGTTCCAGTAATACTCAGTACGCCTAATGCCCAGCTTGATCTGGTCGCCCTCGGTGCCAGCTGAGGGTGGATAGCCGTCAACCTCGTCAAACAGCACCACTCGCCTACTTACACGCCTGAAACCACGCGGACTGTTGGCACCCACCAAGCTCAGGCTTCCACCAGGAAACTGCTTCTGCAGGATCGTGTTAGCTCCATCCTTTGACTTGGCTTCGCTAACCACACCCTTAAGGCAGGGCGTATCACGCAACATCGGCGCGATTTCCTCCTTCGAGTAGCCCTGTGCATCCTCAATCGTGGGCTGCACGATCATGATCGGGCATGGATCTTGATGAATATGGAAGGCCGCGACGTGATTAAGGATTTTGCTGTACCCAACACGGGCACTTTTCATCACCGTGATCTGCTCAATCTTGGGATTCGTGATCGCATCCATTATTCCCTTCTGATAAGGCAGAGTGTGCCATCTTCCACCTTCTGCGCTTGATTCTGCGCTTAAATACGCATAAGAGTCCGCCCACTCGCTTAAAGTCATCTTCTTTGGCGGTTTAAAGGCTAAAGCCGCTGACTTTCTTAGTTTTTGTACGTTATTCGCTGTCAACAGCCAAATCTTCTAGTGCTTCGCGCACAATATCATCTAAAACACCAATAGCGTCTGTATCTAAGTCTGGTATTCGCTGTTTTGCCTTTGTTGGTATCCCTAATAGCTTTGTTCTTGCACGAGTGATAATTTCTGACCACTCCAATGCAATGTCTTCCGCTTTGACTAATAGCCCCTCTTTTTGTTGTCGGTCAAGTTCGAGCAGTTCTGCTTTTAAGTGCTCCGTTCGAGCGCGAGATTCGTCATAGTCAGGGATCGACTCCTGAGTCTTGCTGATTCTGGGCTGCTCGCCACCAGAAGAGATCCTCTCTTCACGGCTGCGCAATGGCTTCTTTTCTTTGCCCGGTCCAGCAGACTTTGGGCCGATGCCAATTCTGGTCTGCGTATTCTTGGCCCATTCCTCTCGCATTGTTTCGCTATCCACAACAGGCTTGCCAGATGAGTCTTTCTTGACCGATAATCTTCCGCTTTTTACTGCTGCATATACGGCTTCAGGTGATACGCCCAATGCGCGTGCCGCTTCGGATCTGCTTATTAGCGCCATAATACAAATACATTAAAGAGAATATAGCGCACACTAAAAAAAGATGCTAGAATGGCCGGTTTCGTTTTTTCGATCCTTAGGCGAAGTATGTTTTCAATTAATCGAAACAACTTTCGGGGGCGGTGCCTACATTGACTCCGGGACTCGAAATAACCTGCGGTGGTACCCCTGTACTAGGACCCAAATAGTACAGACGTACTATATAAACAATTGCTATCAATCGTTAATCAGTTTGTATTACTAATAGATAGTAAATGTTATCTATTAATCTACTTTCAATTCGTTAATAAGTTTCTATTAGTAATCTAAACTAGAGTGCATTCTACGTTAATAAGAATTACCGATAAAAAAAGTACAGAGTAAAATATATTTTATAATTTAAATTACTATATATTTGAATATATAAGAAATTATCGAAAATTGATACTGAGAATCAATCGCATTAGGCCGCCACCATCGAGCCGCCACCATCGAGCCGCCACCATCGAGCCGCCACCATCG